GGATCAACATAATGATGTAAACTATTAACATCTTCCTCCCCATATTTTCCCTTTACAAATTCTACTAGATTATAATAACTCATTGGCCAATCGAATCTAGGATCTATAATATCATTGGCAATCAGAACAAGCCAATGTAGATTTGAATCGCCGTACCAATAATTTGCAACAATCTCAGGAGTCTCACCATCTTTAATGTCATATTGCTCAAAATATGAACTATTATTTTTTAATTCGTCGGATAACACTGCTCGTCTTAAAATATCAGGGACAAGTTGTAAAGTTTTATTATTATCTAAAGTATAAACTAAAAGAGGAAATTTTTCAAAAAACATTTAGTATCCTTTACTTCTTATAGTTTCTTTTGTTATAAGTTCTAATTCTCTAAAACTTAATGTCAAATTAATTTCAGTAGGAGCACCATTTGCAAACGATGAAAATTGTTCACCGCCGTATTCAACTTGCATATCTGTTAATGCACAAGTTGCAATTTTATTAAAGTATCCATTTTCTTTGTTATTAAAAAAATAAGCTATTTCAAATTCAGAAGGATACAAGAAAAACGCACCACCTGCGGCCAATTCGGGATGCATGTGTTCTTTAAATGTACTAATAATATTATATACTGCAGATACCTCAGTTGCGTCTTTTGGCATAAATTTATATCTAAAATTAAACTTACGATAATCTATACCCTCAAAAAACACCTCTCTAAAAGGATTTGTTTTAACCTTTGCACCTAGTTGCACAATATCGGTTATACTTCCTAAACCAGGTAACATAGATGGTATTTTTGCAACTGTTATGGCAGCAGACTGCGTTAGACCTGCCATTCGATCTGGACTTATTGTATTAGATGCATCAGTTTCCGAGCCTAAAAATCCACCGAGTAATCCTAAATCTTTATCTTGGTAATTTATACCATATGATACTGTGGGTTTTTCTTGCATGTGCAATGTTATTACATCACGCAATCTTTTAGTTTGATCTTTTACTAAAGTTTGCGTGTCTGCTAGAAACTCACCAAGCGCGTAACCTGCGGCCGCACCTACAGCAAATTTTCCAATATTGCCCAAAACATTTCCAATCTGCGATGCCTTTGATGGTAATGTCGTTTTTTTATCTTGTCCGGAAACACCCAATAGTGTTGCAGCTCCTTTTGCGACAGCAACACTGCCGGCTACAACGGATCCTCCAAAAAATAAAGCAGTCATAGGATCGCTATTATCTAAAGTATTGCGTATGCTACCCCCAGCAATTTTAGATGGGGTTACCTTGGAGTTAATTTCATATGCGTTATTTTTTACAAATTGAGATTTGCCACGAACATTTATAAAAAATGTAACATAGTGTTGTAAATCTGGATAAACCCCCAATCCTACGGGATAACTAAGTGTACCTACATTATACCCTTCTTTTTTTATCCTGCTATCAAACGGGTTAGTATTATTATATTCATTAGCCCTGATATTTGTGTAGCTTTGTTTAGTATCTGCCATTTCTTTCCTATAAATATTATAGTTATTAATTATTTATATGAGTTATGTACACCAAAACTTACAAGGGCCGATTTAGAGTAGTAAATGCTACAAAATATAAGGGAGATATCACAAATATTGTATATCGTTCTTTGTGGGAACTTAAATTCATGAAATGGTGCGATAGCAGCATTTCCGTGGTAGAATGGGGATCGGAAACAGTAATAATCCCATATATTTCGCCGATTGACAATAAAGCACATAGATATTTTGTAGATTTCTATATAAAGGTCCGTACTAAGGCAAATAATATAGAAAAATACTTAATAGAGATTAAACCGGAAAAATTTACTAAACCTCCAGAAATACCAAAGAAAAAGACGAAACGATTTATAGATGAGGTATTTCAATATGGGGTTAATGATGCTAAGTGGAAAGCGGCATTTGAATTTTGTAAAGATCGTAATATGAAATTTGTTATTTTAACAGAAAAAGATTTGGGAATTAAAAAATTAAATGGCAACGAAAAGTCCTTTTGAAACAATACGCCTAAATGCTGCGGGGCAGGAGAAATCCTATCAGTGGTATAGACAACAAGTTCTTAATTTAGGAAGAAACGCATCTTCCACCGGACAGGTTTTAAGAGATACACCGATGGTTACAAATATTATGCCGGGGGAAATGTATCTATTCATGTATGATCCTAAATTTAAAAAAGAACTTCCCTATTATGATAGATTGCCGCTTGTATTACCTTTTAGGAAAGTACCTGGCGGATTTTATGGCATAAACCTACATTACTTACCATATCTAATGCGATTTAAAATTTTAGATATATTGACACAATATACTGTTACTACAAATAGTGATAAAAGAATTCAATTATCATGGAAATTGCTAAATGCAACCTCAAAATTAAGCCCTGCAAAATTTGCAGTAAAGCATTATTTAAATAGTCACGTACAATCAAGATTTTATAAAATTAATTATCAAGATTGGGTAACAGCTTCACAATTACCGGTTGAAAAATTTGTAGGTGCACAAAAGACTGCAGTGTGGCAAGATGCCAATAGAAGTCAATAATAAGGAAAAAAATGTCAACTTTTAGTTTAGATAATTTTATATCGCAAGTAACAAAATTAGGTGTATCAAAATCAAATAGATTTGAGGTGCAGATAACTGTACCGGAAGCGCTGCAGGGATTCACTCAAGATGGTAGATTGGTTAGTTTATATTGCGATATAACTAACCTGCCTGGCATGTCTGTTTCTACAAAAGGTCTTAGATTGTATGGGCCAGCATATCAAAGACCAGTATCATCAGAATTTAACGGTGAGGCAATTAATATGACATTTTATTTAGATCGAGATATGAAGGTTAAGGCACTTTTTGATGCATGGATGTTTAAAATTGTAAATCCAAATTCTTTTAATGTTAGTTATGCTAAAAATTATATATCAGAAATTAAAATATCACAATTGGATGAACAAGATAAAGAAACATATTCAGTATATTTAGAAGACGCATTTCCAAGAGCAATGAGTCTTGTAGATTTAAGTGCCGGTGCAGTAAATCAAGCAGGAAAATTGAATATGACTTTTGCTTATAGACGTTGGTTTTCTGAACATCCTAGTTATACCGGATCTTCTGCAAAAACAACCTTCAATCCTTTGTTGGAAGATCCTATGAGTAATAGACTTATAAGCCCTAACGCAGTTAGTATTAAACCATCTCTTAGAATTGGTGGATTAGATCGCGGCACGCGCGGTGGACGATAATACGTTATATTTTGCAAACTATTTTTAAGGATACATTATGGCACTGCCTATATTAGAAACACCAAATTATGAATTGATACTACCTTCTACAAATAAAAAAGTTAAGTATCGACCATTCTTAGTAAAAGAATATAAAATACTGTTAACAACTGTAGAAGCAGATGTTTCGGAAATAACTAGAATTGTAACAGAACTAGTTGATAACTGTACATTTAATAAATTAGATATCTCAAAACTAGCTCACTTTGATGTTGAATATTTGTTTTTAAATATACGAGCCAAATCTATAAGCGAAACTGCAGACATTGTAATTAATTGCGAATGTGGAGAGAAAATAGATTATACGTTAGATATAACAAACTTAAAAGTTGTTAAAAATAAAAAATCATCTAATAAGATAATGTTAACTGATGACGTTGGAGTAGTATTAAGATATCCAAAATTTGACGAAATGTTAGATATAAGAGATAATTCAAATAGTACACGCATAGTTGAACTAATAACAGATTGCGTAGATGCGGTATTTACCAAAGAAGATTACTTTGATAAAACATCTTATACAAACGAAGAATTAAACGTGTTCATTAGTTCATTTACTAAAAAACAATTCGATAAACTTGAAGAGTTTTTTAGAAATATTCCAAAAATAGTACAACACATTGAAGCAGACTGTCCTAGTTGTAAAAAAACAAATATTGTAGATTTAGAGGGTCTGCAAAATTTTTTCGTCTAACTCTTTCCCATGAGAGTTTAGTTAACTATTTTCAATTAAATTTTTCGTTGATGCAGCATCATAAATACTCATTAACGGAAATAGAAAATATGTTACCGTGGGAAAGAGAAATTTACGTATCATTGTTAGTAAACTATATTAATGAAGAAAATGAAAAAATAAAAGCTAAAAAAGCAAGGAGTTAATATGTTTGGTAAAAAGAAAACTGAAGAAGTTAAAGTAGAGAAAAAAACCGATGAGGATTGGATGACGAAGAAGTGGCGTCCAATGATGGCAATGATGTATATGACTTGCTGTTTATTCGATTTTGCTTTATTTCCAATTATGTTTACAGTTGTGCAGTTCTGGGAAACACAAGCTGCAAACGACGCATTTAGACAATGGGTACCAATTACACTACAGGGCGGTGGATTATTTCACGTAGCTATGGGTGGTGTATTAGGCGTTTCTGCTTATGGTAGAACACAAGAAAAGGTTGCAGGTGCAACAAATGTTTCAACAGCATCAGTAGTTCCTACTCCAGAGTTAAGCAGTGCGCCCCCAGTACAATCCCCTAGCTCATTCGGTGGCGGATTCAATTCAGCTCCGGTAGCAACTGCATCAGCGCCTAGCTCATTCGGTGGCGGATTTGACTCTGCGCCTGCAGACAGTGGATTTGGATCTACGCCAACCAAACCAATTGTTAGAAGACCCGTATAATGGCAAACGTAATACAAGATCCAATGGACAGATTGTCCACTATCTTAGAGGGCGAAAAAAGTCCTTTCGTAGAATTATCTGAAAGAATGAAAGAAACATCAAAAGATATAAAAAATCTTAATGTTTCTATTTTGGATCTTGCTATTGCGCTTAAAGAACGAGCGGGTGTTACTAAAGATAAAAAAGATAAAACTAAAGCAGAAAAAGATACCGATAATGATTCTGTTAGACCCTTGTTTAAAGATACAAAAGCTGACTTGAAAGATTTAACAAAGGGATTTATACATGGATTTACAGGTGCATTTGTAGATTTCAAAGATAAGATTTCTGCAAAATCAGAAATGCCCGCCAATGTTGAAAAATCTAATCAAAATATAAATGTAGAAAAAGAAAACAATGTTGAATTAGTTAGAAACAATGTTACTGACGAAAACAATAAATTACAAGATATCAATTCTGAACAGAATAAAGTTTTGTCCAATATGGTTGAAGCATTAACCAATATGCGAGATGATACTACACAAAGAAAATTATTAGATGAAGCTGCCTCAATTAAAAAAATAATATCAGATCAAAATAAAAAAACGGAATTGCCTGGCGGCATAGAACCTAATACTGAAGAATCAAAACAAGAAGATCGAGAAAAACTTGCGGAAGCTATTGCAAGAAAATTAAGTGAAGCAATGGCCGGTATGGGAATTGGATCTAATTCGGGCATACCGTTGATACCGCCAGTTATGCCGCCTGCAGCGCCAACTGCGGCGGCCGCCGCCTCCCCAATATTAGCGGCAGCTACCTTAGGAACAGTTGGGGTAGGTGGTGCAATTGCAACATATGGCGCTACCGGTATGTTAGCAGCACAAGAAGAACATCGAAAAGCATATTCCCAAGAACAAGATAAATCGGGAATGCTAAGCGCATTATCCGGAGATACGGGGATTGCTTCACAAATACTAGATGCAAACGGAGATAAAACTTCGGAACAAATTCAAAAAGAACAAAAACAAGAACAAGACAAACTTAAAGATGCCCCGTGGTACACTAGACTTTATGGAGTAGGTAAAGAAGATTACCTCAAAACCTTATCAAATAAAGAATCCCAAAATAAAATAAAAGATAAAAAAGTAGCTGCGCCAGTTGGCGAAACTGATGCACAAGCAAGTTTAAGAATTGCTAGTGAAAATGACGCCCGCGAAGAAGCTAGAATTGAAGCTAAAGGCGTCGGCGAGAGTGTTGGGAACGAAAAGTTTGTTTCTGGGCAACCACTTTCTGATAAACAGATGAGATTTCTTGATCTGGGTAAATCAATGGGTAACTCATACTCACCGGAAATTGAAGCACAGTATAATAAACAGAAACAATCTCCGGTTATTCCGGAAATAACACCGAAAAAAGAAGAAAATAATGTTGGCAATATTTTAAACAAAGTATCTGATCAAAACACAGAATTAAAAATGTCTAATATGGGACAATCTGAAGCACAGCAGATCTTAGC